ATTTCTTATTACTGCTCTAGATGAATCATCTTTATCTACCATATTTCTCATATAATAGTTTGAATATCTTCCAGTTTCACTAACTTGGTATCCTCCATTATCTCCATCTTTTGAAAGAGTAGGAAGAAAGAATAACTTATTTGAAATCTCAAAGTCTAAAGTTGGTGGAGTTGGACACACAGGGTATCCTAAATCTACTTTATTGTATTCAGTTCTATTAACTTCAATTGACAATAGATTCCAATCAACGTGACAGAAAAATGTAGATACTTGGTTTTGACCATCTAAAACTTCAGGTCTATTTGAGAAGAATTCTACATTTGCACCAAGACAAGCTCTAGCATCAAATATATGTATCCTTAACTTCTTAGCCCATAGCCCTCTTAATTCAAAAGGCTTAGCAACTTCTGATTCCCAAGCTGTATCAACTACAAATCTTCTAGACATAGGTTTCCAACAATTGAAGAATTCATCCCATCCTAATACTTGAAAGTTTCTAGTCACTCTATCAAAATCTGAAGTCTGAGCTGTAATTGTCATCCATCTAAAAAATGACATAATCTCAAACTCTAAGTCAACCACAATTTCATCTGCATCAGTATCTACCCACCAATAAGTAGCTAAGTTCTCATCAAACGAACTATCAATATCTCCACCAATATAACTAGTTTTAGTAAAATTAGTATCTACATTAACTAAAGACACATCACCTTTATCACAAGGATTAAGGAATACATCAATGTTTGGTGGACACAATGGATTACCATCTAATCTGCTTCTACCAGTTGTATGATAGTCTACAGTTTTTTTAGATGGATATGTAATCGTTGGTTGAATTGGTGGAGTCTCCAGAACTCCTTCAATAGTTTCAGCAGGATTATCTTCTACATAATTAATTGCAGTTGTAATTGTAGGACATTCTAAGACTGGTAGATTAAATATCTGTTCGGTAATGATATCTATGTCATCGTCAATCAGAGCCATCATCAATGCATCTAATGCTTGTTCCATCACTGCATAAGGTCTAATCTGTAACGGTTCCCAAGCGAATGCTTCATAATCAACATATCCACTCTTTGGTACGCAATAAGAATAGCCATTTTCATCAATAGTAGTAGCTCCAATATAACCCTCTAACGGACTATGACTATAATAGTCTTCATATTCAATAAAATCATACCATAGTTTTAGTTCAGCTTTATTAAATCTACTTAAATCATCCGTAGATAAAGCATATCTAAATAAATGAATAGTATCAGAATTCCATCTAAAGTAATACCTATCACCACCACCATCTATAGGAGCTAACCCTTTTTCTTGAATGAAAGGTTGCCTCTCACCATATACTCTTTTAGTACTGGTGTTATCGGTCTGGGGTTCAGATAAACAAAATGAGGCATCTTCTAAATCCTCGAACCCCCACGGTTTCATTCGTACCAGTCCTCGCTAGTATCAACACCAGTTGAGTACATCTCATAGAAGTTTGGATTAAGGTAACAACCATCATCATCACCTTGCTCTGTCTCTATAAGTCTAACATTATTGGCATCAATCTCAGCGTGACACATACCCATATGAACTTTAGCTTGTTGTCTTTCATATCCTGCGATTACATATAATGCTAATGCATCAAGTAAAGCATCATCAATATCAATAACACTACCTGCTTCAGTTGGTTTATTGGGTGTTCTGATGAAAGTTTCATCATCTAATTTTCTTAGCACAGATACAGTAGTATTACTTTGTGTCACTAATCTTAGAACTACAGTTCTCATAGCAATAAATTTAATACCAGTCTCTATCTGCATAGGTAAGATTTCATCATCAAAATTAGCAGTAAGCCTTCCTAAGCTTTTAGACTTAATAAGGATTTTAAATTCAGAATATTCCATTTGTACTCCTAATAATAATATTCATCTTCGTATTCTTCATCATCTGGATATCCATTAATCTCAGCTTCAGATAAATCTAATGAAGTTATACCTTTTGCTACCTCTGTACCTCTTTCTTGTCCTGTAGTTGGAGCTACAATAAAGTCAGGGTCTAAGAAGTTTGCTAAACAATCTGCAGCATCATCGTGTGCAGTAGTTTTACCAGCTTTAGTATAACCTTTTAACTCATAGATTAATTCTCCAATTGAAACTTCATCAATATCGTGTGGGAAGAACACTTGTTTTTTCTTCATTTTAGGTTGAAGACCCATAATTCTATACTCTTTACTTTGCGTAGAATTGTTCGTTAAAGGTTGAAGATTAAAGTATAATTGCTCTTCTTCCATCTTAAGTTCAATAAAGTGATTTAACACTTGCTGAATCGCTGCTTTCTCACCTCTTACTTCTAAGGGTTTGAATTCTCTAACGTGTTTAAATAACGTTTCAATAGCTTCAGATGGGTTCATCCTTTTTACATCACATCTTACTATAAACCAGTTATTGTCTTTATCTACTCCTATTGTAATAACAGCAGTATAATCAGCTTCTTGTTTTTGTGAAACTGCAAAGTCAATTGTAGTAAAGAAGTTTAGTTCGTGTAATCTGTGTCTCTTTTGTTTATAACTATAAGGTCTAAAGTAATTATCTTTAAATATCCTTAAGTCATCATTAATAACTTCTAGCATCATCTCTCTAAAGAAGTCTGCTTCAGCACCCATTTCCTTTGCTTCAAGATATTGTTTCATTACCCTATCAGGGGTAAATCTGTCTTTCCAAGATGTAACCATCTCTTCAACTGGAACTGGGAATTTATCTGCAATTGGGAATTTTACAGATTTAAATGATTTACTTCTTAACATTGTCATTAAGATATCATCATCAGTCATAGGTGTACCTACAACTATTTTTTTATAGTGCGTAATATCAACTGAGTTTTGTACAGTAGAATAGAACCAAGTTCTCAATTTCTTTCTCTCTGTATCTGACGTCAGAATTGAATCTGGTAAGATATCATCAAAGATTAATAGTTGAGGTCTATGTCCTTCTTTCTTTGTACCCCTCATAGATTGACCTGCACCTTTTGCTTGGATATGAATCCTGTGTCCTTGCTTATTTTCCCAACATAAGTAGTCTACTTTATCAGCGACTGTCTTACCTCTTTTATCTTTAGCTAGGGTAAGGAATTCTCCAAGAGAATCACTATTGTCCCATATATCTCTAATACCTCTTAATTGGTCAATTGCTTGCTCAATCGTAGCAGAGAATATGATTAAGTTATGAACCTTTCCAAAGTATGGAAGTTCTCCGTGTACGGCTACGTATAGTGGTAAGTAGTTAGTCATTACTGTAGACTTAGCTCCACCCCTATGCACCATTGCTTGTACATTGATTTCATCTGTACCTACCAATTCATCTATCATCTGATAGTGCATTCTAGGCGTTTTATTCTGTTCTCTAGGTATATTTAAGTTAACCCAAGAAAAGAATTTCCTCGATGTAACCTTTGGTAAATACGGCTCATTATAATCAGGACGAATAAAGCTCGGAGTTTCTTTTGCACTCATATATGTCCTTATTCTATAGGTGTTACATCAATGATGTCTCCGTTTTCATCAACCATTTTACCATCATCTGCAATTGCTTGTAGCTTTTGGTCTAACGTGTGAACTATAGATTCACCAGTTGTCTGTACAACATTCATTTCTTCTATATTGATTTGTTCTAACTTCTCAGCTTTGATATAAGGCTGTAAAGCTTTCATTGCTTCAGTCTTTTCTCTATTGCTTGACCTAGGGTCTTTAACAATTTGCATACCTTGAGCTATGATAGTTTTAATCTCACCAATATATAACGTTTCTTCATCAGGTCTAAAGAACCTTATAAGCTCTTGTACCCACTTCCCCCTATGGAATTGAGAGGAAGTTTTAGAAGCAATCTTAGAATCAACTCCGAAAGCTTCTGCATAAGCGGCATTCTGCTTTAAACCATCTTGTATTCTCTGAGCATAATGTACACCTTTCCAGAATTTATCTTCATCGATGTTCATTCTTTGCTGTAGTAATACTAAATCTTCTTTGTCTTTCTCAGTGATAGCATCTCTGGTTCTGACAGCTAACTCATTTCCCATAGTTTTCCTTTCTTTGTTTTATCTTGTTTACTCAAGGGTAATATAACGGGTGCTTTATACCACCAGTCAGTAAACGAAAAAAATACCCAAAGGACTATGGTTTTAGTCCTCTAGGTAGTAATCCTGCTTCTAACAGTACTTTATATTTCTTATCATTAAGCCTCACCTT